TCAGCCGTATAGCTGTAGGCTTCACCCGCAACCGTGATGGTGTAGGTTGCAGCATTCACCACGCTGGAAACCGTCACAATGGCGCTATCCACAGTGCGGCGGCCAACCTTGACCTGCGCTGGCTTGGGATCTTGCGCGAAGCAATCGGAAACAGCCCGCAGCATAACCGGCGGGAGATTGTCACCCTCGGCTTCGGGGTAATTTTCATAGACCTTGACCAGATCAGCCCAAGCCATATGCGGGCCGACAATCAAGGGAATGCCGAATTCACCGGCAGAAACGCCCGTCGATTGCAGGGCGATGGAAACATTTGCGATATTATCAAGCGATGCCATCGTGGCTCCCCTTAGCTTAGATCAACGTCAATGGTCCCTGCCAGATCAGGGTCGTAATTCGGTAATGTGCTATCTGTAGCAACTTCCGTGCCAATTTGCACGTCTTGAATTGTGCCAACCTCGTCAAGAGTGCGGACGCCGTAGCGAATGAACAGATCCACCGCCGCCCGTGGCTCGATATGGTCGTTATCCATGCGGAATGGGATGAACCCCACCGCCCCCAGATCATAGACAACCATGTCAGCGGCCCGCCATTGGTCTAGGACTGTCACGCGGCTCATGTCATCTCGGAAGTCGCACACATAATCCTGCGCGGAAGGCCCAATGCGCTGGACAGTGAGCGTTTCCTCTCTCACGCCGTCGATGGTCAATTCGCCATCATCGTTCACGCCTTGGCTGTATTCATCAGTGCCTAGCGAACGGCGTGCATTAAGCCGCAACGTCCAATAAGCCCCAGATGGGCGAGGAGCATTCTGGTCTGCCCAGATAACCGGCTCAGGAGCTACCAGAGGCGCGATAATGCCATAGATGGTATCCCTACGGCTCATGCGCCATTGCCTAGCCGTGCGCGGATATACCAGCCATTCACACGCACAGTCGCGCTTGCATCCGTCCAGATTTTCAACTCAGCCGGATTGGCTGCGATAGGCGCGCTGCCGATGTAAAACGGGATGTTGGTTACGTAATGATATGTGCCGGTCGTCTTGAATTGCGCCTGCGTAGGCTCAATGTCGAATGCCGATGCATGGCCGATAGCCATATCCATCCGCAGCCGCACAACCTGATTTGCCGCAGTCGTGGTAATGGATAGATCGGCGCGAATGTCCACCATGGAATAAATAGGCAGGTCGGTAAAGTCGAATTGCCCCGCGCTGGCGTTCCACAGCCGATCCACGCCATCAGGCAGCGCGGCTGTCAGCGTATATGGGCCTAGCCCGTCATTGGTCAACTTAGTCCACGTGCTAGACGTGATAGACGCAGCCGCAATGCCGGTCGCATAGTCGTTATAGTCAGCAAAGCCTACTGGCCTCGCCAGCTCCTGCAAAGCCTCGATCTCGCTCTTGGCTGTGGCAAAATTCGCCCGAACGCTGGCGGTAGTGGGGTTGCTGAAAACAGGCTTGGTTACATCAATGCCGCTTGCCATCATGGCCTCACTAGGTTGCCAGCCAGCCAATCGGCCTCACTGGTGAATTTGAATATCTTGGCCGCCGTGTAGCGGTAGTGATTAATGACGCCCGATTGATTGGCGTCTACATCGGTCAATTCGTAACCCCATCCCTCACTGACAATAATATCAGGCTGGATAGCGTCATCGGTAGACGTTACCTGCAATTCAAGCGCACAGTAGACTTTGCGGAAGTCGGAAAGCCGCCTACCCTCCGGCAATGGCTGCATCCCAGAATTAGCTGGCATGGGTTGAACGCTGGCCTGCACAGTAAGCGCCAACCGCGCCCCAGCTTGCCAAACGCCGTCCACATACTCGCCCGCAGTCTCGCGCAAGATCAGATAGGGCTTACGAAAACTCATGCGGTCTTGGCCCTCACGCTGATTTGCACCGCGTTGACCATCGCGCCGGTATCGACAAGGGTCTTTTCAGATCCCTTCTTGCGCGCAACAGTGACGGGCGAAAGGCGCGGGAGGAAGTCGCGGTCGGTGATGGTGTTTTTGATCCTGTCAGCCTGCTTTTGGCCGATGATGGTCAGAGTTTGATGCGCCGTCCGCTTGCCCTGTAAAAGGCCCATAGACTGCTTGGTAAAATCTGCCTGAATATCTGCGCGGTTTTCGTCAAAAGCTGTCCGCATGAATGGGCGCGATGGGATGCGGTCAGTGCCATATTCGTTATCAGCGGCATATTCCGCGATAGGATGGCCCTCGTTTTTCGAACCAGCCAGAATGCCGACTGCCACTTCCATGCCACCTGCCATGCGCAACTGTGCGCGGATAGCGTTATAGCCTAGGTCGCGTTCGGTCACATGGGCCATCAGATAGCACCTCGGACCATGATCCCAACGCCGCCAGCCTGCGTCAGGGCAAGATACTGCTGGCCATAGGCAGATTGCCCCAGCCATGTATCAGAGGCCACCATAGCGCCGTATGTGCGCTGTAGGTCGCCCTCTTTCTCGCTCGTCACGTTGCCACTTGCAAACGCCCCGCCCGTTGCCGTCATTTGCGACATGGCCAGCATATGCGCGGCATACAGAGCCAAGGCCATGTTGGCGCGCTCTGCATCGAGGTAATCGGTGCGGATGATATTTCCGGCCACAGTTAGCCACGTGCCAACGGTGGTATCATTCACCGTGGCATATTCGCTGGCCAGCAGCCGGAAATATTCAAGCGCGGTCATTATTCGCCCGATGCTTCCTGTTCGGCAGGCTCTGCCACAGCTTCCACCTTGGCAGGGCGGCCACGCTTGGCAGGCTCTGCAACCGGCACAAGTTCCGCCGTGTCAATGGCGGCTTCAAACTCGGCGGGGATCTCTTTCGTCTCGCCGGGGGCAATGCGGACGCCACCAACGCTATGCAGGCGGGCCGATACGTTAGTTACTTGCATGGTTCACCTCGTAAGGTAGTGGGGGTAGCTTCCAATCCACCCCCACCAGATAGGTCAGATGCCGTCAGCGTAGGCAAGCGCCAACGGATAATAACACAGCACGCCGCCAAATCTACTCTCCATCGGCACAACAAATTCCAGCCCCTGCTGCTGTGGCGCATATTGCTTCAGCATCATCGGAATTTCGAGCGTCAGGTTGTCGGCGGTGATCTCACCGGCATACATGCGGTCAGCACCCGAAGCGCCTGCGCCGTCCAGTTCCAGCACAGCCTCGAACGAAACGCCGGGGTTATTGCGCTGCAAAAACTCCAGCACAGTGGTGTCGGTGCCGGTGTCATTCTTCAGGCCCGCGATATAGCTCAACTGTTCCAGCGGCATCCATACGGCATTGGCCTTGTGAATGTCCTTAGATTGGGTGCGCACAAGGTTGATCAGCGCCTGAACGTCACGCACAATCTGCGCGGGCGTCTTGGTGGTGAATGCCTTGCTGGAACCCGTGCCATCAGATGCCAGCGTCAGAGCGGGGATGTTGGCGTTGCTCAACAGACCGGGCAGGCCCGATACGGTGTCACCAGCCCATGCCAGACGATTGATCAGCTCTTCCTGTGCGCGGGCAGCCATGGTTGCCTTGCGGCTTTCCAGATTGGTGCCTGCCATCAGGGCTGAGCGGATTTCCTGCGTCGAATAGCCGTAGGCATCGCCGATGCTGCGAATGGGCGAGGTGAATTCCTTGCCCTTCACATCTGCGCGGGGCAGATCGTTCGCATAGTTAGCAATGATCTTGGCCATGCCCACGCCGTCATACTGGCGATAGGTGATGGTGGTTGCGCCTTCGCCAGCCTCGGTGGATCGAGGAAAGAGACGCATGGCGTTAAGCATGGGGCGCTTCACGTCATAGGTGCGGCTCTTCACATACTCCAACTGGCGAGCGAAGAAAATACCCTCATTGGCGTCAAAGCGGCCAGTGTTCTGGATGGCGATCAGATCGCGTTCATCATAGCGGTCGGTCATCTTACTTGATCTCCACAAGAGCCAGACCAGCCGCCGAAGTGGCGGTTTGGAAGCGGGCCGAGAATTGCGTGAATGCCTCAATGCCGGTCGTTACGGCTTCGTCAGTCAAGGTGCCGGATGCGACATGCAAATTGGCCACAGCGCCAGCGGCAACAGCATCATTGGTCATGATCCAAAAACGGCCACGCTTCAGGACGTTGACGCTTTCGCCAATGGCAAACTGCACCACGCCAGCGCTCGACTGCTCACGCGCATGGTCGTGGATTGCGAATGCGAAAGCGGCAGCGCCAGAGGTAGCTTTTTTGACCTGACGAGTAGCATTCGTGCCACGCATCAGGGGGTACGCCAGCGGAATGATTTCTTCAGCCGAAAAGCTGTCGATCAACTGATGGCCAATTCCGTCCAACATGCCAACAAATGCGGCATCCTGATAAAGGGAAACAGTGGTCTGGCTCATGGGTTAGTCCTTCTTGCCAAGGCGGGCCATGTAGGCCTGATAGGTGTTTTCAGCCGGTGCGGCATCAGCACGGGGCGCGGGAATGCTTGCGCGCTGGCCAGCCATGGCGGCATCGGCGCGGGTGGCAATCGCCATGTCGAAAGCGGCGGCAACGTAGTCATCGCTCTTGCCGGTCATGTCAGCATCGGCGCGAACCGACTTGATGACAGCCTCACGCACTTCGCGGTCGGTCTTGCCATCGCAGTCGACGCGGAAAGGCTCAGCCTGCTTTTCCAGATCGGCGCGGGCCTTCACTTCGGCGCGGGCAGCTTCCAGAGCATCGGCGCGGACCTTTTCAGCGCTGGCCACTTGTTCCGCCAGAGCGTCACGTTCAGCCGCCACGCGGTCGAGGTTGGATTGCAGGCCATCAGCGCGGGCATTGGCCGCCGAAAGGGCTTCCGCTTGCGCGTTGTAGGCATGGATCACTTCAGGGGCGGCCTGATACTCAAGGCCGCTGTCGAGCCGCAGGCGGCCCAAGGTATCAGGCATATGATTGTCCTCTTCTGCCGTGGTTAAAAACGTTGCTGCATCCATCCGCCCAAGGTTGAGGCGGGCATTGCCAGCGCGGCCTTTCTTGACCAGCGCAAGGTGATTGATGCGGGGGTTGCGTTGGATGGCGTCATACTTCTCGCCGTTCCACTCGCCGGGGGTTTCTTCCAGATCCACCTTGTAACCAAGGGACAGCTCCGAAACGCCGCCTTTTTCGGCAAGGTCGATTGCGTCTGCGTCATGGATGATGATGGGGGCGCGGACATTGTCGCCATCCTGCACACCATCACCCTTGACCACGCCAACAGTCAGCTTCTTAGCGTTCGCCGCCGTCACCATGCCTTGATGGCCGATAGTGATAGGCTTTCCCGCCATGCTGGCGAGGCTGTCAGCGCTAAATACATCTTCCGGCAAGCGCAATTCGCGGCGCTGCGACCCATCAGCGTTGTAATAGGTCTGGATGCCCACGCGGCCCACAATGGGGGTATCGACGAGGTAGCCCTCATCTGTCCGTGTGGCGCGCATGGGCGCTAGATCGTAACGGATTGCTTCCATGAGGCGGCATAATACAGAATTGGCACGATGTTTGCAAGGTGCAAGGTTTGTGCCAAGTGGCGCGCTAGAAAATGGCGTCCTCCGGCTCGTGGGTAGTGTCGATTGGTGGAGGCACCGCCCCTAGAGCCTCGGCATAGGCAGCTTCGATCCATTGCTGGTTTGGTAGATAGTCGAACGGCAAAACAAGGGCGCGGCAATAGGCTTGCGCCATCGGCTCCCACATTTCAGCATCATCATCCACACCATCGACAATGGGCAGCCCATCATCGCCTAGCGAAAATGTGAAGCGCTCCCCGAATAGGTCAAATTCAAACGCCATGGTTAGTCCTTCGCGTTGTGCAAGATGCGCAGCATAAACTTGAGGTAATCAGGGTCTTGCTTGGCGAAACCTACGGGGTCGGTCATCACTCGCTCAAACCCCATGGTCAGCAATTCGGTAGCGGCCCTGCCATCATAGACCTTGCCCATGTAGTGATGACCACCGCGCTTAACCCATTCATCCTCATATGTGACTTCCGTAGGCGAATAGGATTTGTTGCCGGTCAACTCTCGCAACTTGCGCAAAGGCTGTCCATTAGCTCGCTTTAGGACATACGCCTTAGACGCCTTTGATATTTCGGGATGCTGATATTCGATATCATGCACCATTTCATGCGCGTATGTGCGCACTGGATCTTTACCCGACAGGTTTGCAGTCCGTGTGGCATTGGAATAGTGGGCGCGGCCTCGCGTGTTGGCGAATTTTACCTTAGGCGCGATATCCTTATGCACCAAACGCGACACGATATCCGCAGCCTCACGCGCTTTCTTGGCAACGGATTGCGGCGGCTTGCCTTCGATCAGCGCAGATGGTGCTGCCCTATTGCCGATAGGGACTTCTAGCAGCTTGAGGGCCTCGCTAACCTCAGATTGCTTCATTGCTGCGTAAAGTTCTTGTGCCGCTTTTCCTTCCGCTTGCGCCTCAAATGCAGCCTTATGCTCAGGCGAGTTATGCACCTTGCCAGATTTGTAAAATGCTTGCTTAGCCTTTTCAAAGTCAGCAAGGGCCTTGTCGTATCGATCATGCGCGGCCTGCACCTCAGGCCTCCGCTGGTAGTTCGATATGGCTTCAAATGCAGCTTCATGGCTAGGCTTAGGCGGCTCAATTGGCGCAGGCTTATGCTTAGCTGCTTTTGGCTTAGGCGCTACTTTTGCCTTCTTGGCTGGAACTGGCGCAACCGGCGCGGGATGGATAGCAGGATTTGGCATTTCACCTTCATCTGGCCACACCGCCTGCGCTCGGCACCGGCACCTAACCGGCGTCCCCGGATTGCCATCGGGCGGCGGCTTATCCCACGAATAGACCTTGCCGTTATACTCGGCGTGTTCAGGCCTTACGCGGTTATCCATCACGCTTCGCCACGTGTATTCCTTCACGCCCACACTTTCTAGGCGATGGCGTGTGAGGCTGGCGTTTAGCTTCAGCGTTTGGTCTTGTGCGATAAGCTTGGCCCGATGCTCCATCATGGGCCATCGGTCGCGGATTTGCTTTTGCAGATCCCGCACAGACGCGCCGCTCATTGTGCCGCGCCTGATGATAGCCTCTAGGTCTTTGGCCAGCTTCTCCGGAACGTCCTTAATCAGCGCGGTGTTTTCAGCTACCCATCCCTCGGCAATGGGCTGCAAATAGGCCTCATCCTGAAACACGTTTACGCCTAGCAAGCTGGGCCGTTTACCTTGCGGGTTTTTGGGCGGCAGATCGACGCCAGTGTTTGCCTTCACCACCATGCGGAATTGTGCATGGTTGAAGTTAGACACCACCTCGAAACGGCTTGGCAGGGTTTGGATAGTCGCCGCCCCCATTACCCCAACCACGCGGATGAATTCAGCAATCAGCCGCGCCAGATCATCCCCCCAGCTATCGAGACGCGCCTCCCTGCGATATGCCCCGACAATATCCCCCACCTTGGGCAGGATGATAGCCCCCGATGCGCGGTTGACATCACGGGCATAGCGCAACAAGGCGCGGGTGTATTCGCGCTCTACGCTGTCTGGATTGGCGAATAGGGCCTTGGGCATTAATCGCCCCCGCCTTCCATACCGTCGCCGCCTTCACCGCCATCTTCCGGCAAAGGCCCGCTTTCAAGCGGCATGGGGTCAATCTCGTATTCCTCTGCGATCTTGGCCCGCACTTCACTAGGGTCAAGCGCCTGCATGGTGACATAAACGCCAGCCGTGTCGGCCTTTAGCTTGTGGGCTTCCATGTCCAGTTTGAAAACCTCGGCCTTTTCCTTATCAGACGGCACCCAAAGCGGGCAAAATTTGATGAGATAATCAGGCTGGAACTTGCCCATGCTGTAGAGAGCAATCTCCACCAGCCTATCAAGAGGCTTCACGAGCTTTCGCGCCTGCATCTGTCCGATATTGGCATACCAGTTTTCGAGCGCGCCTGCGCCGTTGTTGGATAGGCCCGTCTGCTGCTTGCCCAAGAGCAACGTCTCGGGAATGCCGGTAACAGCGCTCAAAGCCTGCCCGAAGCGGTCGATTAGATCAGGGACACCCGTGCTAGTCAGGCTCTTGATGTCGTATGCCTCGCCGTCCGCGTCGATGGTGACGGTGTTATTCACGGAGCGGGACATATCGACTAAATCAATGCGTTGCCGGATTATCGATTCACCGTTCTTAGTGAGCAATGCCTGCCCCAGCCCCTTGATGCTATGCACCGCCTGCTGGCTGCGCTCTAGCAAGGCATTGGCCCAGTAGTGCGACATACCCAGCCGCATGATTTGATCGTAGCAGGATTGCAGCACAGAACCTCCCCAGCCGTCATTTGTCTCGCGGCGGCGGATGGGCACAGGGTCTCCGTCAAAAATCAGGCACCGGCTTTCGTGGACCTCATAGGGGGTAGACGCCACGCCGGATAGGTTGGGCGTGATGCGGTAGGTCTTTACGTCACCATAGCGCATATCCATGGGGTTGTCGTAATACGTGGCGCGGGTGGCGGCCCATCGATCATAGACCCGCAGGCGCTCGATCTTCTTGGCCTTCTCGATGTTGAGCGGCTCTCGCAGGTCTTGCGCGCCATCATCCACCAGCATTACGATAAGTGCCCCGCCGTAAAGGCCAGCCCAACGGCAAGCGGTGGCTAGGGCTTCCATCGTGCCAATGCCCTCTAGGATGCTCTCCACATCCTCGGCAACCTGTTCATCAAGCCCATCAATCTCGTAACCGGCCCGCGTCATTTCGTCTGCTGGCAAGTCCACAATGCGGCGCGCAAAGCCGTTACCCTCGTAAAGGGCCTCTAGCTGTTGCTGCATCATGGGCGCGGTGATGACTGGCGTGTTGTATGCCGTCCGGTCGCGGGCATTGCCGACATTCAGGAACACATTGGCATAACCGCCGTCTGTGCGGGTTACGTCAACCGCGTCTGTGCGGATAGCATCCTTGCGCGGGCGGCCTCGTGGGTTTCCGGTCGGCTTGGTCATAAAATCCCCTTTTCTGCATCCGTTTTATCAGAAAATGGGGTTTATGCAAATAGCGTGCCAGTTATAGCAATCCAGCCAGCCAGCTTGTTTGCGGCTCGTCAAAGGCCATCACAAGGCCATCGGCGAGGTTGTGCGATGGAATGCCGCGCGCCTTGAGTTTCTTCTTGCTCTCCACCTTCATTCGCCCATTTAATATCTCGCGGCGCGGCTGGGACAATTCCGCCCGCAGCTTGTCTAGCAGGGGGATATGGCTGGGCAGGCTTATCAGGCTGTCCGCCTCATATGGCAGGCCATTGATTGCGCGCCACGTGTTTTCAAAGCGGTCCGCCAGCTTCTGCCACCCCTGCGCTTTGAGGTTGGCGAAAGCGTCACCATGCGTTTTTCCGGTACGGTAGTCCTGATCGGCATCGCGTGGGCCATCGCTGGCGGTCCAGCCTTCAAACGTCATCGGCGGCGTCTTGTGGTTGCGGGCCAGCGCTTGGCTATGCAGGCGGCGCAATTCGCCGGGCACCGATGCACCTACCCCGATGTTATCCGCGTTGAGGTGATCCAGACGCGCCCGCATGGCTATATCGAAAGCGCGGGCAGCGGCTGCGTTGGGATCTTCATCCTGCCACTCTTCCAGCCCTTCCAAAATGCAGCCATGCCGCCATGCCATCGCGTTAGGGTCGTTTGTGCGCGGGGCTAGAATGTCGCCGTCCTCGATCCCGCCGGAAACGTCAAAGCCGCCAATCTTACCGCCGCCCATGGGAAAGCCTTCGATACGCAAATGGGCATCGACAGCCGCGTCAACCCATATCGGCTTTATGATAGCTAGGGCCGACTGTGCCACCGGCTCGCCTAGATAGACGTGGCGGTATAGTTCTGGGTCAGACTGCCGCATAAGGTCGGCGTCTTGCTTTAGCTCGTCCGGAAAGAATGGATTGTCGGTGTAATTGACCTTAAGCGCGATGCAGTAGGCTTTGCCGTTCAGCTTTTCAGGATAGATCGGGTCAGTGACAAACGCCTGATAGATAAAATCCATTGGGCTTGCAGGGTTGAAGCATACGAAAATCTCGCTTCCCGCCTTGCGCATGGTAGGGACAAGGGCGTTCCAGCTCTCTTTGGTGACGCTTTCACCCTCGTCGATGAATGCGGCGTCATAGTGGCTAAAGCCCTTGAGCTTCTGGTTTTGCAGCCGCTTAGACGATGCGCGAAGGCCAGAAAACTTGAACACGCCACCCGATGATGGGCAGGCTATTTCCGTCTTGGTGATGGTGAAATAGTCGCCAAGATTGCGGCGGTCTATCTCCTCCACGATCTCTTGATAGCTGCTCTCGCTAATGGCTTCCATCAACTCACGGAAGCAAACCACGCGCCAGCCATAGCACAGGACGTTATTGACTAGGATCGTGATGACTGTGCGGGTTTTGGATGAGCCGCGCCCGCCGTATGCGACCTTAAACCTAGCGGGTTGCAGGAAAGGCGCAAATATGGCGGGCAGCGGGCATTCGTATTGCGGTTCCCCGTCCACTTAATCGACCAGCTTATATTGGACCTGATCGCGGGGGGACATACTACCATCGCTGCTGGTGTGGTCAATCTCGCGTTTCTCGCGCCATTCTTCAGGAGCGGCATTCTTCAGCGCGAAAATGCGGGAGGTAACCAGCGGGCCGCTTTCAGCCAGCATAAGGTCTCCTTCCAGCTTCATGGTGCGCT